AGATTAAACATCTTATCTGTTTCTGATTTCTCTTTACCGTACTTTTTCAATTCACCAGAAGAAAGGTATTTGAATTGAATACCAACCTCATCTGTAATCATTACTTTAGAATGGTCTTTTTCTGGGAACGTTACTTCAATATCATTAATATTAACGGATACATCATTTGAAGTTCCACACACTTCTCCATCAACTTCATTTTGACAAACAAAGGCACTTTCAATCAATTCTCCACGACTTCTGCTTCTAATATTTAAGAACAAGAAATCTAGGTCAAAATTTGGAAGTTTTTCTGGTTTCAATTTACCAAACGTACAGTTCTTTATAATATCAAAAGTTGCTGAAGAAATTGAGTCTGCAGTTTCTTCTTCTTTCATTACTTCCATTGCCAACAAAAGAATCTTTTCTTCTTTTACTAAAAACGGACGGTATTCAACCGTCTCCCCATTACTCGGTAAATCTAATTTATACTTCGGTGTATCTAATTGTGGTAACATTATATTATCATCCTATATCATTATTTAAAAAATTATTTATATTTGCTTATTTTATCCAAGCATCAGTTTCGCCAGACGAAGTCCAATTCTCGTTATGTTGCTGTACCCAGTTACGGTATGTAAAGTTGACAGTAAATGTAGACACTTCACTGTTATCCCAAGACAGTTCTACCGCACCCATATTATTTGGCCATGCTTCTTGTAGATCTACTTTATATATGGATTTCATTGTTCTGTCAAGTTTACTTATTTCAACTGTTGTTTTGTAATCATCATAATATCCCATTCTATAGATACTACCATTAGTCCTTTCTGTGTCGCTGAATGCTCCGTGAATTGAAGAAATCCAAGCATCAAAGAATTGCCTTTCCCTCATGTCTTCACTACATATAACAGTAATAGGAAATGCGTCTACAATCATATCATTTGCTATTTTATAATTTGCACCGAACCTTTTGATTTCTGCCTCGCCTAATTGTTTTCCTGGTAAGGAAGCACTTTTGATCATGAACCTCATATCTTCAAACCCAGCAATTGGTGTTGATATTACAACTTCAAATAAATTTGAACGTGCATATCCCCCGCTCGATAGTTGTTTACTAAATTGGTCGTAGTTCATCTATTTACTCCATACCGACGAAGCGCTTGCTCCGACGAATCTTTGATAAGGTAAGTAAATAACGTTATGCCATTCACTTGATGGTGATTCTAACATTGACGTTTTTACTTGACTGTATAAGTATTTATGTATCATTTTCTCTGCATTAGGTATTCTTTTAACACTATCCCATGTTACATTAAATTTATTCTTCTTTTTGTCTGCAGTCTTCATTAATTGCTTAAGAAACATTTCCCTATCCTTTGGGGAAAGGTAATGGAAGTTTAATCCAATAAACCCTTGTGGTGCTACATCAAGAACCACAATCAACGGGAATCTGTCCCAGTATGGTAAAGTTTTCTTATGTTTTGCATCATACCCAAAAGTAAACATCTTTCCTGGAGCAAGTTTTGCTCTTCCGAACCCCTTACCAGATTTGCCTACCATATCCTTAAACCACGCAACCGAGTTCTTTTTCGATCGTGCTTTAGATATTTTTTGTGATTTTGTTCTTTGTGATGGCATATATTACTTTATTAAATGTTTCTCTGTTATTATCTTGAATTCCCACTTACGGTCAAGGCAGAATTCTTCTGCTTCTTTCCACTTTGCTTCGTTTACTTTCCAAGTCTTCAATTCTCTTAAATATCTATACTTGCTCTTTTTAGTCTTTCCCATGACAGGAGGTTTACATTGTTTCTCAGGTTTAACCTCAATTAACGTATGCTTAACCGTGCCATCACTATTCCGAGTTTTGATAAGAAAATCCACATAATACTTATGCATTTTGTTATCAACTGGGCTGAAATAGGGTATTACTACCTCTTCACTGTTCCACGCAATTACTGATGGGTTGTCGTCGCACCAACGCATAAAGGTTCTTTCCCAAAGACTTCTGTAAGTAACGTTATCTACGTTGCCTACATATTTGCTTCGGTCTTTAACTTTGTATTTACCTTTATAACTCATCACATATATTTATATAAATAGTTGATATAAGTTTAATAAAGGAATTCGTTATGTCTTGGTACGTAGAAACGGGAAAATGGTTGGTCAGGCACAAAGGAAAACTAACACTGGGGGCATATGGAGCGGCTGCAGGAGTTGCATCATATAATGACGTTTGGGGTGACGTAGATAAGCTTCCTGATATTATTGCTGGCGAAATACTTGTACAATTCCCAGAAGACAAATCTGCAGGCGATTTTTGGACTGAAATGACATTCTTCACGTGGAAACATTCCACATCAGGTATTCATTTAGACAAAGGGGTTAATACACAATCAAGTGAACAAAAAACCGATTTTCTTGGTATATTACGGTTACCAATGCCTTTGCAATTATCTACGGCATACACTGGTAAATTTTCTGAGGCGGACGACATGAATGTCGATCGAGGAAATCTTGGAGGGGGGTGGAGTGTGGCAGAACGTGCCATAGGAATCTACAAAGGTGGGTTTGTTGAAGCTAAGAAAGGAATGAATGCACTTGCGAATTTGAATAACACAGCATCAATGTCGAATGCAAGTATTAATAACAATAATATGGGTATGAAATATGAAGGTGCAAACCTAAGAGGACATTCTTTTACTTGGAGGTTGTCCGCAAAAAGTCAATCAGAGCAAAATCTTATATTGAAAGTTATTGCAACATTAAAAGGTATGTCATTACCTGCAAATAATTGGGGTGGAAGAGAAGACTATGAGAATTTTAAGAGAAGTATTCAAGCAATGAACGCGTCAGCAACAGATGAAGCTAAGAAAGCAGACGGCTATAAACCGTTTAGTACAGCAGATTCTGTGGGTGGAGGACGTTTAACAATACCACCAACAGTTACCGTTAGGTTTTTAGATGGAGATGAAGAAAATCCGTCATTATTTAAAATTAAAGACTCATTCATAACAAACGTAGAAATTAATTATACTTCTCAAGGATCATGGCAAGCACACCATGATGGTTCTCCGATGGAAGTGCAAATATCAATAACACTGAAAGAAGTTAAGATGATCACAAGACAAGACGTCATGAGCGGATACTAATATGAAGAAATATACAGAATTATTACCAAAATTAGACTATAATGGTGTTTTAGTAACAGACATCACTCGTAGGTTTGCCATTAGTGATGGAGTTAAAGAGTTTAAAGACGAGTATTATAAAACTCAAATCAAGCAACACCAAACTCCAGAAGTAGTTTCTAGTGTATTATACGGAACACCTGATTATTGGTGGGTGATTTGTGCAATCAATGATGTTTACGACCCTTTTTATGATTGGGTAATGTCAGACAACGAGGTATATGCATATACAGAAAAGAAATATGATGATATTAACGGTATCCATCATTTCCAAGATGCAGAATATAATGTATATGAAAATAATAATGCAGAATCTACATTAGAACCAATTACTAATATTGAATATGAAATGTACCAGAATGATTTAAAGTTGAGAATTAATACAATCAAACCCAAAAATATCAAAAGGGTTGTGAAAGAAATGCGTGATAGATTGAAACTTTTACCAACTCAACAACAAGGTTAATATATGTCAGAATTGATCAACATGAAACAGTGCAGTGATTGGCATGTTTTATTGACAAATATAAAAGGCGATGAGGTCACCATCGGTAAAAATACCATTCAACAACTATCAATATATGAATCAATATATAATAACAGTATGTTTGGTCATTTGCTGATTGAAGACGATACTGGTTTTATTGAAACTCTAGGACTAATTGGTTCTGGCGAAGAAACTATTGAAGTGTTTATTGAAACTCCAAATGCATCAGAAGATATGGAGACTAATAATATAGAAAAGGTATTTGTTATTAATTCTTTATCAAATGTCCACCGTGTATTAGACGGCACAGGTAAGACAACATTTTCTTTAGGGTTTGTTTCTCCATACTTAGTAAAGAATAATACGACAAAAATTAGTCGGTCGTTTAATGCTATGACTTCTTCTGAAATTGTAGAATACACAGCACTAGATATTTTAGAAATTGGTGGTGATGATAATTTTGACTTCT